AAGAGTTATACTTTTGTTACCACACGGGTGACGATATGGCTGAATACGCAGAAGGTGACGCATGTAACCGAGCCGCTGTCTACAACTACAAAGAAGACATCTGGTCATTCTATGATGTACCAAACGTCGTTTCTGGTGCACAGGCCAACGTAAACTCTGTGTCTACATACGCTGATGCTACGACTACCTATGACAACGTAGGGGGCTCATACCACACACAAGAAAGCCCATACCAAAGACACCCACTTGTACTAGCAAAAGCTGGGGGTGGGGTAGCTAACAGTAAGGTCTATGGTATCGACTTGATTGAAAAAGGGTCACTGTCACAGCCTATAGACACAGCTGTATCTAAGCCATTCTATTTAGAACGTGTGGGTCTTGACCTTGATGACCAAGGCATACCCCTGACAGGCTATAAGATCATATCTAAGATCACACCACAGATTTCTACAGACAGTTCAGAAGGTAGCTTTGTGTTTACTTTTGGAGCCGCAGACTTACCACATGCCACCCCTAACTATGGGTCGCCTGTAGGTTTTGATGCCCTCTACAACTACAAAGTTGATACTCGTATGTCGGGTAGATACCTGTCGTACAAGATGACCACTGGAGTAGACAAAGACTTCAACTTCACAGGTATGGATGTGGATGTCACTGTGACAGGTAGGAGGTAACTTATGGCTATCTCAGATAAAATTAATATGCTGGTGTCTGCTTATGTTAGACGACAAGCACCAACACTCTCTCCAGAGTTTCTGCCTAACTACTTACAGGAAGAACTACGAGAGATCGAAGCGTCTATAAAATCACTATCAGATGCCTCAATCCAAGTTACCGATAGAGAACCTACCAACCCAAGAAAGGGAATGGTGCGTTTTGCTATCGCTCCTTGGGAACCAATCGGATCAGGCGTATCTAAACTCGTTGTCTACAATGGCACGTCTTGGGTTGCTGTATAACAAGTAGCGGAGCTACGGGACTAGCTATGCTAGAAAGGAATATAATATGTGGGGCGCATTAATAGGTGCTGGAGCCAGCTTACTTGGCTCAAAGATGCAATCAGATTCACAAGATAAAGCAAACGCGGCTAACATGGCTGGGTTTAACCAATATAAACCATACGTGGATGCCAACCTAAAAGGCTCACAAGACGCACTTGGTGGTGTCTTAAACACAGGAGCCTACCAAGGCCAAACATATGCTGGTGCTAACGACTTTCAAACTGGCACAGCTAATACTATGGGCAACTATGGCATGGGCATGATGAACAGTGGTAATGCCATGATGGGCAATACAGCTGGCTTTGGCAACAACGCCAACTCATTGTACGGACAGTATCAAGGTATGTCGGAAGCCGCACAGCAAGACCGCCTTGGTAACGCTATGGACTACGCATCAGAGAACGCTGGTGGCCTAGTAGATGCCGCAATGCGTGATGATCGCCGTAACCTACAAGAAAACACTTTGACTGGCATAGACATGGCGGCATCAGGTTCTGGCAACATGAACTCTAGTCGCGCTGGTGTAGCGGAAGCAGTAGCTAATCGAGCATATGACGACAGACGTGCTGATGTATCTACAAACATCCAGAATAGTCTTATAGATCGCAGTCTAAACCAACAGGCACAACAGTTTGCTGATCAAGGTTCTGCATTGCAAGGTGCTGGGCAAGCAAACCAAAGCATCCAAAGTGCCTATGGTGTCGGAATGGATACTTTAGGACAAGGTGCTAACTTTGGTATGAACGCTGGTAACTCCTTACAAGGCTACAACCAAGCAAACCTCAATGACCAAAGACAACGATTTGAACAACAGCGAGACTTTGAGATGGATCAGCGTAAAGGCTACCAATCAGGTATCTTAGGTCAGGCTCCAAGTTCTACAGGAAGTATACAGGCCAACATGAACAATCCGTATGCCGCCGCACTTGGTGGTGGTATGGCTGGCTTTGGTTTCCAACGTGAGTATTATCCACAGCAACCACAGCAAACATCATTCTATAGGCCAACTGTAGGTGCAACAGCAAACCCACACATGAGATAAAGGAGGTTTCTAATGTCACGCGCAATATTACTTAAAAAAAAGAAAAAGAAACCAATCTTATTACCACAGAATACTCTTGGTGAGGCATTGTCAGATCAGTACAACGGAGACATGGATCAACTAGAAAAAACAGAGGCATATAGGTTATTCTCTGGGAAAACAGGTTCAGATGGTTACATAGATGATTTGATGCCACCAGCATTAGAGACACCAGTAGAACAGTCTGCTCCAGCACTTAAACTTATGGATGAATCCGAAGCAAGTAGTATCTTGCAAAACCCAAATTCAACTGAAGAATCTATATTGAATGCTAGAAAGTATTTTTCTGGTAATTTTGAAGTACCTTCAGAATCAAATACTCCACTTATGGATGAACAAACAGCAACGGGAATACTACAGAACCCAAATGCTGATCCTACAGAACTTAATGCGGCAAGAGAATACTTTTCTGGCGGAGCACTTAGTGATCCCGTGGGTAGTGGAAGAGGTGAATATGGTATGCCCAAACAAAACTACGTCCCTGATCAAGAGATGCCCACAGGCGCACGTTTAGACCCTTACATGAACATACCGAGAATAAACAATGACGCACAGGATGAAACATTTGATGCAGATGCAGTCCTTAACAATAGAAAAGAGCCTGTGTCTAATAAAAGTAAAGGTGTCTTAGATACTACATCATCTAATGATCGCAAAGGAAGCGTTGTGTCTGCAAACGCCCGTGGCTCTATGATGCCATTTGCTAAGATCAACAGAAACGAAGCACTTATGCGTATCGGTGGTGCTATTGTTGGTGGGTCATCACAAGGTTTCTCTGGTGCAATGAAAGCCGCAACAGACGAGTTTGGTAACATCCAAGATGCTAACAGACAGGCAGAGACTGACGCATTCAATAAAGCAGAAGCCACAAGACTTGCTGAAGAACGCATAGCGGCTTTGAAGGCTAAAGCAGACGCTAAGAAAACAGATAATGCCTCTCTTGGTGACCTTCGGTTTGGTATATCTAAGTTACAAAATGGCCTAGAAATGATTCAGAACGGAGACAAAAACCTTACAGGTGTCAACGCTGGGGCAATATTTAGTAGACTATATGGTAAGGCAGTTGGTTCTGAGGCAGAAGCCCAACGTCTGTTCTTAAAGGAACTTGGCTTAGATGCTATTATGAAACGTGTATCACAAACTAAAGGTGCTATTTCCAATGCGGAGATGAAATTATTTGCCCAGTCAGCACCCGATATCAACTCACAAGAAATTGTATGGGAAAGTTGGATAAAAAGGCAAATCCAAATGTCTAACATCCTAATAAACAGGCTTGAAACTGGTGGTAGCGTCGATCCAAACGCCTCACTGTCAGATACAATGCCTTCTGTTAAAATTGATATGGGTACAACAACCACTGATAATAACGCTATGTTAAATGAGGCAGACGCTATCATCGGTTTATAATAAGGAAAAACTATGGCTGATGTTGCTAGATTAGATAAATACGCCAACTGGCTTATCCAGAACAAAGATAAAAAGGGTACTCCAGATTTTGATAAAGTTGCAAACGCCTATAGGACTTTAAGATCACAGGATACGCCCCCAGCCAACGATAATACTGAAGCTGACACTTCCTATGGTGGTGCTTTGAGTTATGGAATAGACAATGCTGGCGTAACTGCTGGTAATGCAATGATTTCTGCGTCTGAATTAGGCGCGGAATACCTCCCAGAGTCCGTTACTGGTTACTTAGAAACTAAAGGTAACGAGTTTATCGACAGAAACACCAAAGAAATCGAGGAAGCCAACTACCAACGTCCAGATGGTGCTGATGGTATTATGAAGAACCTACGCGAAGGCGACTACGCTAACGCTGGTAAGTCATTGGCCTATGGCGCGGTTGAGAGTGCACCTTCGGTTGGCGTAGGTATCGCGGCATCTACTGGATTAGGTCTTGCTGGGAGCACCGCCCCCATAACAGGCTCTATTCTAATGATCGGCGGTACAGCTTATGGTACACTAAATGCACTAGGCGAAACACGTAGAGAGAATGCTGAAAAAGGCATAGACGAAACTGCAACCATGCAAGACTTGGGCGCGGCTATAACCTCTGGCCTTATAGAATTACTACCCGTCAAAGGTGGTGGCTATACTGTTAAGATACTAAAAGAAGGCGTACAGGAAGCTGGCCAAGAGGCTACAATCATGGGCAATACTGCCATTAAAGGTGGTGAGTATGTCACTGATGAAGTATTTAATCGCATGGGTGACGCTGGACTTATTGGTTCTACATTAAGTGGAGCCGCTAACACAGCTATATCGACTGTATCTAAGACTGGAGAGGTTGTCTTTAAGTCAAGGCAAGACCTTGACCCAGAAGTTGACCAAGCGGCTGGTGATGTCGCTAGAATGGTAAGTGAAATAGCTACCAATAATAACTACAACCTTAAAGACGTTGAGAACTCCTCACAAAAAGGTGCAAACCAAGCACTCAAAGCCGCTAGAGATGAAATAAAGTTAGACGTACAAACAGCGGCTGATAAAATACAAGATAAAATAATAAATGACCTAGATAAACGCACTCAAAAGAAGTTTAAACAGATAGTAGCTAACTCAAATCTTAAAGTAGGCGGCAGTGTTACTCCACAGGACATTAAGTTTATAAAAGACTTGGGCATAAAGTACGAACCAGTACAGGACATGGTAAATGGCCTCTATAAATCAAATGTTCTTACAGAAGTGTATGCGTCTGGTCTCAAAGGTGGGTTTTCTAAGTTTACTGATGTTTTCAACCCACTTTCAGATGCTGGTAGATCATATGGTATGGCTGGAAGATCAATAGCTGGCGCAGTTGGTGGTGGAGCATTGTATGGATCAGGGGGTTATTCTTTAGGTATAGCCGCTGGTGGACGTGCAATAGATGCAGTCACAGGCCGTAGGTCTAAAGTAAACCGCTTTGTCAAAAAGAACGCTAAGAAAAGTGGTCTTGCTACTCCTGTCGGCACACAGCTTCCTCAAAGCAGGGCAGATATTGAAAAAGAAAATAAAGCCCAAGCAAAGGCTGACCAGATACGCTACAATGCTGAACAGGATAATAAGAAGTTTGATCAGGCACGTAACAGGATGCGCTACAATGCCGAACTAGAAAACAGAAGGTTTGACAAACGTAAGTCAGAGGATGCTGTAAAGAAAGCAGAAGCAAAAGCCAAATTAGATCGTGAGAACGCCAAACAAGTAGCAGATGCCAAAGAAAAGGCACTCACAGCAAGGCTAAATGTTTTAGTAAACAATGAACGTGGTGCATATACAAAAGACTCACCACAAGGTTTCATAATGGAACAAACTGGACTTGACTACGATGGTGTGGAGTTAGCTTTATCAAGACTGCAAGACAGATACCCCAACAACCCTGACGTGACAGAAATGATAACTAGATACAAACAGATGTTTGATGGTGGATATAGAGAAAGTGGAAAAACACTTACACCTTTAAAGAACATGCTGGTCAATACTATTGAAAACGACCCACAGCTAAAGAAACTAAAAAAGAAACTAGCTAAGTCTAAGAAAAAGAAGGTCGAAATAGACCCTAGAGTGCAAAAGGGGATAGATGAAAACAAAAAGAGACTATCCGAACTAAAAGACTCTATGGAAGCTGATATGTCTATAAGCAATAGAGACAAGGCAGTGTTAGACAAGGCATTCAAAGAACTATCAAAGACATTAGGTACAAACCCCGTAGCTATGGCTAAGATGATAATTAAAGATGCTAAAGCTGACATGGATCAGCCAACAAAAACAAATAAATACCTAAAGCCTTATCTGGATCGGGTCAAAGCCCAACAGGTTAAGCCAAAAGTAAACATACAGCCCCAGTGATGGGGCTTTATTATTTCAAGGAAGCAAAATGATCGTAAAAACAGCGTATGACCTAGTGCCATACCTAGAAGCTATTGAGACCATAAAGACATCTTCTTTAACCAAAGATCAAAAGTCACAGATACTAAAGGAGATGGAGCATTCCTTCATCGACATAGTGTTTTGCAAGCAGTGTCCAAACACACACGCAGTAATCAAAAGCATACTAGGAGAACACAATGGGAGCACCCAAGAACCCAAGAAAGAAGTCGCCCAAAAAGGAACTAAAGTTTCCAAACAAGGCAACTCCAAAGGCAAACAACTACTTCTCGACGCTAATGCAGACCGAGGAAGGAAGAGCACTACGAAAGCAGTGGTCAACCAAAAAACGTAAGAATGGAGGAAGGCCAGTAGGCACTCCAGATGGCTACACGTTAGAAGCCATCACCCCCATCCGAAAACAAGCACAGAAAGACGCTGAAAGGATTGTGGCTATCATGGCTAAAGACAACAATATTGACGACGAATATGCGGTAGAGGCTCTTAAAACAGCTGTCGAGATCATGCGCGAACCAGCGCAGAACCGAGACAAACTAACAGCCGCACGTATGGTCTTAGACTTTACTAAGACAAAACCAGTTGCAAAGAGCGAAGTTACCATTGGCAAAGCAGAAGCCTTCTTGGAGTCGCTTTTAGTAAGCGAACCAGAGGAAGAGCAAACTGACGATGGAAAAGAAACTTAAAGTAATACGCCGCAAACTATATGACGAATTTGACTTCTACTCAAAGTCAGCACTCAAGATCAGAACCAAAGATGGAGACATCAAGCCTCTCAAACTAAAGCCAGCACAGGTTATCTTACAGGAAGCTGTAGATAAACAGATGGCTACTGAGGGCAAGGTTCGCATCATAATCTTGAAGGCTAGACAGCAGGGTCTATCGACGTATGTAGGCGGCTATCTTTACTTTAATGTTTCCCAGCGCAAAGCATGTAAAGCAATGGTGGTTACACACCACTCTGACAGTACAAGAGCACTGTTTGACATGACTAAACGCTACCATGAGAACTGCCCAGAACTACTCAAGCCACACACAAAGTATTCATCTCGACGAGAGTTGACCTTTGATGTCCTTGATAGTTCTTATGTGGTTGCTACAGCTGGTGGTGAAAGTATTGGACGTGGTGAAACACTGACCCATGTTCACGCCTCAGAACTAGCCTTCTGGCAGAAGTCCACAGCACTAGAGAACTGGAATGGTATGACGCAAGCCGTACCTAACAAGAAAGGCACAGCTGTATTCGTAGAAAGTACAGCTAATGGTGTCTCTGGTATATTCTATGATCTATGGAAAGGTGCAGTAGACGGCTCTAACGGCTACGTCCCTGTGTTTATTCCTTGGTATGTAGACCCAGAGTATCGTGAGCCTGTACCTGAGAACTTTAAGATAACTCCAGAGGAAGAGGACTTATCTAAGAAATACGACTTAGACAACGAACAGCTGATGTTTCGTCGGCGCAAGGTTGCCCAAAACGGCATCGACTTGTTCAAACAGGAGTACCCAGCGGAACCCGAAGAGGCCTTCTTAACCACTGGGCGTCCTGTATTTAATCCAGAGTCATTACAAGATGACTTGAAGAAATCAAGAGACATCGAAGCACGTCTGGCACTAGAAGGTGAAGACTGGCTTGAGAACATGCGTGGAGAATTGACAACCTACCGCAAACTAGATGATGGCGAGAAGTACACCATAGGAGCAGACGTTGCTATGGGTGTCAGAGGTGGTGACTGGTCGGTTGCCCAAGTTCTCGACAGCAAGAAACGACAGGTGGCAACCTATCGTGCCCAAGTTCATCCTGATTACTTTGCAACTGTCCTCTATAAGCTAGGTGAGTTCTTCAACTTTGCCTACATAATTGTAGAGAACAACAGCCATGGTATTCTAACATGTACCCGTCTTGGGAAAGACATGGCCTACCCCAACTTCTACACAGAAGTACAAGTAGATAAACTAACTGACAAAGAGACAATCAAGTTAGGCTTTACTACTACATCCAAGACAAAACCTCTGATCATTGATGAACTCAGAGCCTCAGTTCGAGAGGGTAAGATCGAACTAAACGATAAAGTCACTATTCGGGAAATGCTAACATACATCGTCACACAAAGTGGCGGCATGGAGGCGGAAGCTGGATGCTTTGATGACTGCGTTATGAGTTTAGCCCTAGCCAATCATATTCATGAAGGTGCTTGGGAGCCCATAGATGCAGTTGACGATTACTATATTGAGATGGTTTAGACATGAAATCAAATAAAGATTATAAAAAACTCGACGACGATCAGGTTGTGTCCATAGTAGATACTAACCTAAGACGTTCCATTGGATACTATGACTCTGAGCTGTCAAAAGAACGCCGACAGGTAATGGACTACTACAGTGCTAAACTGCCACGACCAGCGCATGATGGTAATAGTAAGTATGTAAGTCAGGACGTTTATGATGCTGTAGAAAGTATGAAGGCGGCTTTGCTGGAGACATTCAGCACAGGAAACAAAACACTCAGGTTCTCACCACAGAATGCTGATGATGTTCCTACAGCTGAAGTCTGCACTGAGTACACTGACTACGTTCTACATCGTCAAAACAACCTGTTTGAAACTATGCAGACAGTAATTCACGATGGACTTATCGCTCGTGCTGGCGTAGCTAAAGTTTACTGGTGTATGCAAGACGAAAGTACACTTGAGTATGTCGAAGGACTTACAGAGGAAGAACTAGACGTACTATTAGCAGAAGACAATGTAGAGATCGAAGAACTTGTCGAAGAGGCTGGAATGTTCTCTGGTGAGCTACGTGTAACCCGTGACACTTCACAGGTTAAAGTAGAAGCTATTGCTCCAGAAGAGTTCTTGATTGAACCTCAAGCAAAGTCACTAGATGACGTTAGCTTCTGTGCACATCGAACTAAGAAGTCTATCTCTGAACTCATAGAGATGGGATATGATGAAGACTTAGTTGCTAAAATCTCTGACAATGAAGACACAGACTTTGACAACGACCCTGAGATACTTTCTCGCTTTGATGACATAGGTGCAGACCGAGGCTTCAATGCAAAAGGATACCAACGTCAAACACGACAGGTAACTGTAGTCGAGGCTTTCATTGAATTAGACCCAGAAGGTACTGGTGTTGCTGAACTCTACAAAATAGTCAAAGCATCAAACATCTTACTTGAGAAAGAGATAGTAAACAGACGTCCATTCGTAGCATTTGTGCCACTACCTATTCCACATGCTTTTCACGGCAACAACTTTGCTGAGAAACTATTAGGAATACAAAATGCACGTACAGTATTAACACGTTCTATTCTTGATCACGCTATGGTCACTAACAACCCACGTTATACAGTGGTTAAAGGTGGTCTTACGAACCCAAGAGAACTAATTGATAATCGTGTGGGTGGCATCGTCAACGTGACACGCCCAGACGCTATTAACCCTATGCCTCAAGCATCACTGAACCCGTTTGTATTCCAAACTATT